CTTCAGCGTAATAATCGAGCCGGAACTGAGTGCCCTCGACCGTGTCAGCCGGGCCGCCGAAGAAGATCGAACGGCCCTCGATCGTATAATGCCCGAAGGTCGAATTGGCCTGAGAGGCGTAGGCGCCCGAATAGGGCGTGCTCGGTAGGCGAAAGTACTCGTCACGCGGGGTGTAGGTGATCGGTCGCCAGCCAGTCGGCGTCTGGTTGCTGGCGATCATCATCAGGTCGGATTCGAGCCAATTGTCGGGCAGCGTGGCGCAGCTGTCGACGACCGTGTTCTCAGCGGTGCAGATCATCCGGTCGATGCGCAGTTCAGCGTTGAACTTCTCCTCCGCGCTACGCACGAAGCTGGTGAGAAGAATATCGCTCCAATCTTGGCGGTTAGCCCATTCGGCGATCGAGGTCTTAAAGTCGCTGAAATCAGTCATTGCCGCCCCGCCTGCCAATATTGAAGCATGTTCTGCAATTGCTGGGGTGAAAACTGCGCCTGATCGCCCGCAGCCCTGATGTGCGCCACAATACTCGGATCGGTGGGAATGTAGTCAGGATCCGGCAGAGGCTTCGTCGGCAATTGGCGATTTAAAAAACCGGTTCTTTTCTGCCACTCGATCGCATCGAGGTCGTTTGGATTCCAGGGCTTGTAATAGCCGCTCAAATTATACGACTGAGAATCTTGATCGTGCGGTCTCGACGCCCATTGCATTGGCCCCGCAGCTGCGCGCCGATCGTCGACATTCTTCGAGCTCGGCATGTTCTGATAAGCGGGATTGACGGGATCACCCTGCACCGGCTGCAACGGCAAATTGCCGAATATCCAATCAGTCCAGCTCGCGCTCATGGCTTATTCCTTCCTTGACTAAGCCAATAAGCGACGACAGCGCCGAATGCGGCGACCAAGCCGCCAATCGCGCCCGAGGTGATCTCGTCGGTCGGAATGGTGAAAAAGGCGCAATAGGTGACCAGCCCGAGGAAGGACAGGATCACCAGAAGCGAGATGGTCAGCGTGCCGCCGGTCGCGTCCCACTTGCCCGCGACGATCAAGAGGGCCGCGGTCAGCACCACAGCGATGATGACCCCGATCGACGCTGGATAATCGAGCACCCGCGGCACCGGCGGCGGAACGACAAGGTCGTTGGCGGCCATTCATCGTACCACCTTGAATTTCCAAACAGCCACGTTAAAGTGGTCGATATGCCGCGCAATAACTGCAAACATTTTCAATGTAGAACCCAGCTTTACTACGTCTGGGGCACGATGCTGGACCGCTGCCGCAACCCGAAAAACCAAAGCTTTAAAGACTATGGCGCTCGTGGCGTCACAGTGTGCGAGCGTTGGCTGAAGTTCGAGAATTTTGCCGCCGATGTAGGCGAGCGGCCACCGGGTCGAAACGGCAAACGCAGCGCCTATAGCCTTGACCGCATCGAGAACGACAAGGGCTACGAACCCGGCAATGTCCGCTGGGCGACGCGCAAAGAACAAGCAGCGAATCGGCGAGCGCGCAGCCATTAGTTCGGCTCCGGCATAGGAGGAGCTACAGGAAGCCCAGGCAATTCCGCTTCTTGAAGCGGCGCTGTAGCCGGAATCCGCTTTAAGGCCGCTTTAAACTTGTAATAATACCCGGCGATCGTCTGCGCCTTGTCGGTCCCGTTGACGATCCGGCGCGCGTTGACGGGATCCTCGATCCCCTTCGCCTTCGAGAGATATTTCGGCAGGCCGACGCCGGTGAACCAGCCGTAGACCATGCCGTCGTAGGAGATCAGCGCCGAGGTTTCCGCATCCAACGCGTTCGATGCGACCGGATAGATGCCGCAATCCTTGCCGTAGCGGTCCTTGAGGAATTGCTGGCCGTTCTTGTAATTCGTCTCCCAGGTCAGCTGGACGTAGCCACGCCCGTAATAGCACTGCCCATAGGGCCCGGCGGGCTTGCCGTAGGACTTGCCCGCGCCTTTCCCGTACTCCTCGATCGGCTGCATGGTGTACGCGGTTTCATGGTAAAATGTCGCCAGCGCGTAAGCCAGCCACATCGTGCCGTCGTTCGGGTTGTAAGGCTCGAAGCCCCATTCCCAGACCTCGAGGAGATAATTCATCCCGTCGACCTGGGACTGGGTGAGCGTGCCGTTGAACAGGTCTTTGCGCACGGTGTCGAAGAAGTGCTTGCGGTCGTAGGGCATCAGACTCTCCCGCCCCAGATGCGCCACGGGGTTGCTTCGGTGGTGTTCCACCAGCGATCGAAAGCATCGGGGTCGTCGTAAATACCGCGCTTGATCAAGTCTTCGACGACGATCATCGGCAGGCGCCCGAGCACCTTGTTCACGCCGTTGTTCGGCATGATCTCGCGGTCGCGCTTGATGGAGTCGAGCACCGGCTCGACATCCATCTGAGTGTGGATGGTTAGAGTCTCGCCATCCGTAATGGTCGAGCGCGCGACGTCGTCACGCGCCAAATATCGACGCCGCGCCTCGCCCATCGCATTTACTTCGTGATGCCGTTAAACAGGATATGCGCCAAAGAATTGCGCATCTCCAGGCCCCATTCGACGACGATCATTCGAGTTTCGGCGTCACCAGTTCTCGCCATCAGATACTGCTTGAACGACCTGAAGAAAGAAACGGCGGCGTAGTCCTGATCGATCAACAGGCCAACGTCGGAGGGCACCCAACGCGAGGGGATGCACTTTACACGCCCAAAGTCGGTCGCAATCACATCGACCGTCGAGACGACTTCAGTTTTACCCACCAAGACCTGGGTCGTCGATCGGCCCGTGAAGGTCGATACTGTCCTTTTGGGCCCAGGAGGCACCACCCATAGCGTTGGCGACGCACCATTCGTGTAGGCTTTCTGCATCGCGTCGCCCAACATCTCTTCGGTCAATTGGACCGCTGTCGGGACCGCGAACGGATCGGTCGGCAAGACCGGCAAGGCTGCGACCGAGGTGCCGGGCGCAATCGCGCCAGCGACGGCCCCAGTCTTGTCTCTCGCCCGCGCCAGCCAGTGCGAGAACGCTTCGGTGGTGCGCGCCGTAGGGGTCGTGTCGTTGCCGTCGTTTCTCGGCTGACGCCCGCACAAGATGACCTCGAGGTCGGACTTCAAGACCTTTGCGGACATGGCCATTTGATGGGCCATTTCCGAACCCTTTCCCGCCGCGTCGGATTCCTCCTGCGAGCCCGAGACGGTCGCGTCGCGCTCCGAGATCTGGGTGGTGTTTTGCTGCCTGATGGTCGGCTGCGACGGACCGTTGGCGAGCGCGAAGCCTTCGACCTGGGCGTTGTTGGGGTTGACGTTGGGTAAAAATTCGGTCTGCCAGTCAAACAGACGGTTCTTCACGTTACGTCTACGTAAAGCAGACATAACTGGCGTGTCGAATGGGTCGATGTTATAGATGGCGTTGGACAGGTCTTCTCTATTACCCACCGCTTGGTAGGTAGAGAACGCATTTACTACTTTTGGCATGGCTCACCCCGTTGGTCATAGCATTCGTCGAAACACTTCCACGGCGTCTTGTAACTTGCCGCTGCTCGCCAATCGGCGTTGTGCGTCGTCGAAACCTGACCTGCGCGCATTCCCAAAGGGTGTAGCCGCGCCGGGGGCTAACGCTCTATTCTTGCCCGGTACGACGGCTCTAGGTTGAGCCGCCATCATCCGTCTATACTTGCTGGCCCACAACAGGACGGTCAGCATCCTGGGGTCATAGACCGTGGCCACTTCATACTCAGTAAACCCAGCGTCTGTGCCAGTGCGGCGCATCGACGTCAGGTTCTTCTTCAGCGTCGGCTCGTCGGGAAAGATCTTGGGATGCATCGCGACGAAACGAGCGAATCCATCTACAGCGTATTTCTTGGTCCGTCTATCAGCCTCCTGGGCGTCCAAGGCTTCGCGCTGGGCTCGAGCCTGCTGTGAAGCCCCCAATCGGCTATAAAGGATCTTGTAGACCTTCTGGTTTTCATGGGCGGCGCGCGGATCCTTGGCGAACTCATGATCCCAGTTGGGTTCTTGGGGGATCATGTTGCCAAGATCCTCCTCGAAGTCCTTGCGCGCCTTGTGCCACATCTGCCAATTGGCCTGAAGGCGATTGTACTCTTCTTCCAGCTCCTGTTGGACTGTCAACAAAGCCGAATTGCGCTTGTGGAACGTCTCCTGGCGAATGTAACCGT